AAACCTTTTGTTGTTACCGCTTGACAAACACCACATGGTGTGTTACCATGTATCTCTTAGTTAACTCTTTTAAGGAAATTTATTATGACTAAATCTGTTCAACAATACACGAAGATTTTTGAAGTTTTGCAAAATGCAAAGGCTCCCGTTCCTGTTAGCACTATCAAAGCAATTGATGGTATCGTTGCGACTCGCCTTTCCACTTATCTGTGGGAAATCAAGAAAAACACGGGCTTTGCTGTTCGTGCCAATCGTGATGGTCGCACCGTTGTAAGCTATGAACTCGTTGGTAGCGGTACTGCGCCTGTTGCAAAACCTGCTAAAGTAATGGCAGTTAAGCCTGCCAAAGCGCCTGTAGTTAAGGCGACAAAGCCTGTAAAGGCTAAGACAGTAAAAGCGCCTGCGGCGCCTGCTGGTGATTCTCTTGATGGCATTATGAATGCGATGGCTAAGTCTTCTAAGAAACCCGTTGATTTGTTGGATGAAATTGATACTACTATAGAAGATTTTGAAGATCGTGCATATGCAAGTGAATACGTTAAGACAATGTGATGATGTGACTACTATGGATGATGTTGCACCACCAATAGAGCAATTCATCCTTGAAGCATGGGACTCTGGCATGACAGGTGACGAAGTGGTTAACTATGTTTGTTACATGTCAAGCCGTCCCAGATTTGAAGTTGAAGATGTGCTAAACAACCTAATTCGGAGAATGAGCGAATGAAACTCTCTCTATACGAAAAACTATTGCAGTATGATTGGTTCTATAAGATGATGTTACAATTCACTCTTATGGAATACTTTGTAATCATGCTTGTAATTGGAATGATTATATGGCTATAACTAAAATTTACTTAGACATGGATGGTGTGCTTTGTTCGTTCAATAAACGATACGAAGAACTATTTGGCGAAAGCCCTAGTACATCCAGAGACAGAAAAAACTTTTCTCCAAATTGGAAAACTTTTATTGAAGGCAAAAACTTTGCCACGCTAGATTGGAACCCTGGCGGGCAAGAACTATTAGCATACGTAAAAACTATTCCTAATGTGACAATTGAAATTCTATCATCTAGTGGTGGACTAAAACACCACAATGAAGTGACGGCACAAAAGATTGCTTGGTTATGTGAACATGGTATTCCATACAAAGCAAATATTTGTCCTGGTAGTAGATTGAAAGGCGAATATGCTGATCCTTCTATTATACTAATTGACGACACCGATTACGTGCTTGACGGATTTGTTAAAGCAGGCGGAATTGGCATTCTACATAAAGATGTATCAGAGACTATACAAACCTTAAAAAGACTTCTACAATGAAAATTGCAATTGCATCCGATGTTCACCTTGAATTTGGTGACTTGATTTTAAAGAACGAAGAAAACGCTGACGTACTAATACTGTCTGGCGACATTTGTGTTGCATCGGATTTTCGTGATGTTGAGTTTAGTAATTTAGCAAATGGTAGAACTCACCGTTATACCGAATTCTTTGAACGTTGTGCATCCGAATTTTCGAATGTAGTTTATGTTGTAGGCAACCACGAACACTATCATGGCGACTTTGCCGAAACGTTTAACATTCTGCGAAACTATCTCGGACACATTGAGAATCTGCACATTCTCGACAAAGAACATGTAGTTGTTGATGACGTAACATTCATTGGTGGTACATTGTGGACTGACATGAATGCACAAGACCCTGTTACACTTGCACACATTCGTGGCATTATGAATGATTTTCGCATTATTGAAAACAGTAGCGAAATGGTTTCATACCGAACATTTGATGTGAATGAAGAAGGCACTCGGATTCCTACGTTTCATAAACGTCCTGCTAAATTCTTGCCAGAAGATACTGTACAAGATCATAAAAAGATGTTAGAATACATTAATGTAATAAGTGAGCCTCTTGGTAAGTATGTTGTTGTTGGGCATCATGCACCTAGCAAAGCATCTACACATCCACGATATCAAACTGAAGTGATTATGAATGGCGCATACAGTAGCCGTTTAGATGATTTTATTTTGAATCATCCACAAATCAAATTGTGGACTCATGGGCATACGCACGAAGACTTTGATTACATGATTGGTACTACTAGGGTTGTTTGTAATCCACGTGGTTATATTAACTACGAAGTTCGTGCTGACGACTTTAAACTAAAATACGTGGAGATTTAATGGAAGACTTTGACGAAAACGCACCATTCACAGTTAACTATGAAATGATTGCAAATGATGATACTATGCCACCATTCTTGAGAAGTCTCGCATTCGATGTAAGAAAATGCACTTACATGCGACCTGGAGACTTTTTCAAAAAGGCACGTGATTCAGATATTGAATATATTATGGAATCATTAGATGCCGCATCATTTGATGACACTGGCGAAGATGAAAACGTGACGAACGTTATTCTACTTGCTATCATGTTGTCTTCTGCCGAAGGTGTTGAAATTCGAAATGAAGACGATATGCACCAACGGACAAATCAACTAGCCATGATGGCGGCAATGACTTCACTTGCACGAAAGGGTCTAATTCGTGTATACTATGAGAACATGTCGTTTGGTGAAGATATGGGCGATAAACTTGTTGCGGAGAAACTATGAAACTGTTTGATACGTTTGAAAATGTTGATGGTCTGAAGTCTTGCATGAAACGTCCTATTGTCGTACATGCAAAACAGATTGATGAAGAATTTCAAGTCAATACACTTGAAGGTAATTACAAGACAGGTAAAGCTGGCGATTATCTTATGAAAGGTATTGACGGAGAACTTTATATTTGCGACAAAGAAATTTTTGAAAAGACTTACGACTTTGTATGAACATCTTCTATCTTAATCCCAACCCAAGAATTTGTGCTGAAATGCACTTAGATAAACACGTTGTCAAAATGATTATTGAGTATGCACAACTACTCTCTACTGCACACCGTGTGCTTGATGGCGAACGATTTATCGACAAGACTGCGAATAATCGTAGCATTCAACGTTGGCGATTGAAAGATATGACACTAGAGAAAAATCTCTACAAAGCAACCCATGCAAATCATCCATCTGCTGTATGGGTGCGACAGTCTGCACAAAATTACATGTGGCTTGCCGAATTGCTTGAAGAACTTTGCAAAGAATATACACACCGTTATGGTAAAGTACATAAAGTTGAACGTGATGGTTTGATGCAAACGCTGAAAAATAATTTTCCTGTAATGCTTAATGATAGTGGTTTTACAGAGCCTACGCCTGCGATGCCGGATACATATAAAGTGACGAATGATTCTATTAAATCGTATCAGAACTACTATATACATGATAAGGCGAGATTCGCTAAATGGAAAAACAGAGAAACACCAGAGTGGTTCTCATATGGAGTAAAGAATGCCAACGTACAACTTTCGTCACCGTGAGACTGGCGAGATTATTGAGAAACTTTTTAAAATTGCTGATAAAGAGGAATTCTTAGAACAGAATCCTCAATATGAATCTGTTATGTTAAGCGCCCCATCATTGGGTGATCCTATTAGGTTGGGCATCAGAAAGCCTGATAACGGATTCAGAGAAGTCCTATCAAAAGCTAAAGAAGCGCATCCTCTAGGAAAAATCAATACATTCTGATAATGGGGATACACTACACTACAAGTAAAAGGGCTCCAATGGCAAGAAAATCGGCAGCGGTTAAAACTGCGAATAATGAACCTGACATCCAATCAACACCAAAACTTAAAGCGGTTAACAATACGCTGAGACTCAGACTAGATGATTTAAAAACTTTTGATCCTTTAACACACAATCAAAAACTTTTTTTCGATGCATACAAACGTGGCGACTATTTTGTAGCACTTCACGGCGTAGCGGGTACAGGTAAAACATTCTGTGCATTGTATAAAGCAATCGAAGAAGTAATGGATAAATCAAATCCATTCAACAAAATCATAGTGGTGCGTTCTGCTGTACAGTCACGTGAGATTGGACATTTGCCGGGTGACGTAAATGAGAAGATGGAAATCTATCAACAACCATATCGTCAAATCTGCGAAACATTATTTGGTCGCAAAGACGCATGGGATAGATTAGAAGAACAAGGACATATTGAATTCATTTCAACATCATTCATTCGTGGTATGTCATTTGATGACGCTATCATTATTGTAGATGAAATGCAGAATTTGACATTTGAAGAAATCGACACCGTTATGACACGTGTTGGTTATCGTTCAAAGATTATTTGGTGTGGAGACTATAGACAAACAGACTTGAATAAAAAGAAAACAGATGTTACTGGTATTCTTAAATTCTTTGACATTGCGTATCACATGAATGCATTTACAAAGATTGAATTTACTGTAGATGACATTGTTCGATCTTCTTTGGTTAAAGACTATATTCTCGCAAAATTACAATATGAAGATGGCACGGAGATTGCTAAATAAAATATCATTATAATTACAGGATTATGCGAAGTGAACTTTAAACACATTGGATGCGATATCGACTATGATTTGGAAACTGAGACTGTAGACGGTAAACGTTTTTATAAAACGCCAGAAGGATTACTATATCCCTCTGTTACTACCATTACATCCCAACACGGCAAAGACAAAATCCTTGAATGGAGAAAACGTGTGGGCGAAGAAGAAGCCAATCGTATCTCGACTAAAGCATCTGGTCGTGGAACCAGAGTACACAAGATTTGCGAAAACTATTTGAATAACGAAGATGACTTTGCACGTAAGCAAATGCCAGATTCGTTAGTGATGTTTAAATCTATACAACCTCTATTGGATGAATATGTAAACAACATTCATGCACTAGAGGTTCCTTTGTATTCACACCACTTAAGAGTTGCAGGTAGAGTTGACTGTATTGCAGAATATGGTGGCAAGCTATCTGTCATTGACTTTAAGACAGCAAGTAAACCAAAAGAAGAACATTGGATTAAAAACTACTTCATGCAATGCTCTGCATATGCGGTTATGTATGAAGAGAGAACTAAAATTCCAGTACCACAAATTGTAATTATGATTGCAGTTGAATCCGAAGAACCACAAGTCTTCATTAAGAAGCGCAACGACTATATCAAAGATTTTATTACATATCGAAACTTATATGATGAGGTGTTAAATGAGCAAAATGTATACTGATGTGGCAGTCTTTATTGCCGCATGTGAGCAAGAGAAGACCGAAGGAAATGCAAGTTTGTATCGCAATTTGATTGCCGAAGAATTTAACGAATTCATTCAAGCAAACAATAAGAATGATGAAGTTGAAAAACTAGATGCATGTATGGATATGATTTGGGTAATTCTAGGCTATTGTATTATGAAGGGCTATGATGTACACGGTGCATGGAATGAAGTTGCACGAAGCAATTTATCTAAAATTGATAAAGTTACTGGTAAAGTAATTAAACGTGCTGATGGTAAAGTGTTGAAACCTGAAGATTGGACACCACCACAACTTGCACAATTTTTAAAGAAGTGATATAATAAATAAATGTATTGCTGTATGAAGCAAAGAGAAACAGGTTCTGGACGGGGGTGCGAATCCCCCCACCTCCACCAAAAGTATTCTAAACTGGACGCAGGGTCGAAGAAGGTTGAAAGTGGATTGATCCCCACAAGTATGCTGGAGATTAAGAATGCTTTTGATGGGGGTGCATAGTTTCGACAGGGCAAAGAGTAACAGAGTGGACAGCACGGGAATGTGAAACCCGTAGGGTTGGGGTAACTCGGCCGTAGAAGCAAAAAAAGTAACTGCAAACGATGAACGTTTCGCATTGGCAGCCTAAACGCTGACTAGGGTTCGATGGGTTTCCTCGTAACAGAAAACCCATCACTAATTTATGGAGACAGTATGAAAATTTTGTTATTGGGTGGTAATGGTTATATTGGATCAAAATTCTATCCCACAATCAAAGACAAACACACAGTAAAGTCAATTGACCTTTGTTTGTTTCAAAAAGACTTAGGATATTCCGATAAAGTCAATTTCAATTCAGTAGACATTACTGAATACGATATCATCTATTGTCTTGCAGGACATAGTAGTGTTCCGATGTGCGAACACAGTCCAACCCGTTCATGGGTAAACAACGTAGATTACTTCACTAGTCTGTGTGAGAGACTATCCACAAAACAAAAATTAATTTATGCGTCTAGCGCAAGTGTCTATGGCGCAGGATCAGAAATGTCAAGTGAAAGTTCGCCAATCAATTTTAATCCACTCAATCATTATGACATGCAAAAGATTGCACTAGACTTGATTGCAAATTGTTATGTGGGCACAGGCAAGAAAATTATCGGTTTACGATTCGGCACAGTTAATGGCGCATCACCAAATACTCGTAGTGAATTAATGTTGAATTCTATGATGAAGTCTGCAATCGAAAAGAAAACTGTCATTGCAAAGAATTTGAATATTCGTAGAGCAATTCTAGGTATCAATGATTTGACTAGAGTGCTGAATAGACTTATAGATACCGAAATTGATTCTGGACAATATAACGTATCGTCATTCAATTCTACGGTACATGACTTAGCGATGATTACGTCAAACAAGACTAATGCAGAACTGATTATTACTCCAGGTGATAAAGTTGCATATGACTTTGAATTGAATACTGATAAGATACAGAAAGCATTAGACTTTGAATTCAAAGATACTGTAGATAGCATATGCGAAGAATTGAGAGATACATACAATGCACTCAATTTCGATAACAGAAGTGACGATAGAAATTTTAGGAATTACATATGAAAAATTGTGAAGAATTAACAAAGTGTCTTTGCTGTGATGGTGATAATCTAACGCAAGTATTAGACTTAAAAGACCAGCCGTTAGCAAACTCATACACACGAAGCAAACTAGAAGAAGAAGAATTCTTTCCATTGGGATTGAATTACTGCAATGATTGCACACATCTTCAATTGACACATGCAGTCAATCCAGACTTGTTGTTCAAGAATTACTTGTATGTCAGCGGCACAACAAAAACTTTAAAACAATACTTTGATGATTTCGTTTCATTGGTTGGTGAGAATAGTCAACCCACATCTGCAATTAGCACATTGTCGGTATTAGACATTGCATGTAATGATGGCACTCAACTTGACTCAT